TGTTCCACCAGCATAAGCTCCTTGCCATTTGAACTTAATACTGCCTAAGTTAATTGTAGCCATATTTTCTCCTTAAATTGTAGCTATTAGTTCGCCATTAGATAGGCTAAAGGTAAATCCTGAAGCACTAAACAATACATCATCAAAGTTGGCGAAAGTTGTACTTGAGATGTCATCATTACCACCATCAGTAGTGGTTACAATTAGGTTTCCATTTGAATCTTTATTGAACCCATATACTTCTGCACTACTAGCATTTCCAGGTTGGAAAGTACCAGCAGAAGCATTATAAGTCAATACTTGACCATCAGTTACTCCACCTGTTGAAACATCAGTAGCATCATTAATACTAAAGTTTGCTAATTGGAATGTTCCATAAGCAACAATATCTAATACATCATTAGTATTTGCTGCTACAGTTAATACTATAGAAGTACCTGAAGTCGCTGTAAAATCTGTACCATTTAATAATTTTACACCATTTAAATACAGATCTAAAAATCCTGCATCATATGAAAGTGTATTTGCGTTATCATCAGCACCAGTAAAAGTTGTTTGACCTGATGTAGCTGTATAAACAAATCTAGCAGAAGTTCCATTTACACTTGATCCAGCAGGAATCCACCCACTAGATGAGTACACTTTCATGCTTTGTGAAGTAGTATCAAAATATAAATCTCCAACATCTAAAGCTGATCCATCAGGATCTTGAGTTGGAGCTGAAGCACTTGGGCCTAAATAAGTATTAGCAAAAGAATTAATATCTGTAAGATTGTTAGCAGCAGTTGTTATAGAATTAACATTTGCTGTAGTACCAAGTAAAGCTATTTCAGTATTAAGACCTGCAACAGTATTAACATCAGCAATATTTGTAGATACAATCCCAATATCAGTTGCATCATTTGCTACAGCAGTTACATCTGAATCTATATTTGCAACACTTGTTACGTCTGCTGATATACCAGCTACAGTTGTTATGTTAGCATCATTATTTGCTAATGTCGTAATATTAGCATCATTGTTTGCAACAGTTGTAATATCTGAGCTTATAGAAGCTACAGTTGTTACTTCAGTTGCTTTAGGTACTAATCTATGAAAAGTATAAGTATGTAAAGTTGTAGTTGTTTCTACTAATAAACCATAACCAGCAGTTAAAACTGTAGATCCACATCCAGTAATTGTTACTGTATTTGATCCAGAACCATTAGCTATAGTTACAGTTCCAGCTGTTGGAGTTCTTGTAGTTCCAATAGTTGAAACACTAACAATAGTTCCTGTTCCATTATTAACATCTGGGTTAGCTGTTGGAAAACTTGTTTCATTAGCAACAGGTACAAATCCACCTACATCATCAACAAGATCTACAACTCTATTATCAATAGCAGCAGTAGTAGCTATATATGAATCAGAAGCACTCCAAGTATCTCCTGAAGATATAGTCTCAGAACTATCTTGTCTAAAGTATCTTGCATCAGAAGCTGATGTCGTAAAGAATGTAGTATCATCTGGTGTATGTGCTGAATGTTCAGCATTAGTTACAATAACAGCATCTGCTATTTTGTCAGCAGTTACTGCATCATCATTAATTTTAGCTGTAGTTATATTGCTATCAGCTATTTTAGCAGTTGTAATTTGATCATCTGCAATATGAGCTGTATCAATAGATCCATCTACATAGTGTTCAGAATCTATACTATCATCTGCAATTTTAGATCCATCAATAGCATCAGCTGCTATTTTACCTGATGTAACATTTAAATCTGCAATCTTTGCTGTTGTTACATTAGCATCTGTAATCTTTGCAGTAGTAATTGCACTATCTGCTATCTTAGCTGTGCTTACAGCACTATCAACAATCTTAGCTGTTGTAACTGAATCTGTTTGTAAGTTAGATGCAGCAATAGCATTACTTGCCATTTTAGCATTAGTAACATTTGCATCTGCGATTTTAACTGTAGTAACACTACCATCTGCTAATGTTGCACTTGTAATAATTCCTTCTGGAATAGAAGTATTAGTAGCTGAAAGTCCACCAATATAAATAGTTAAAGATTCATTGGATAAAGATCCTGAATCCCAAGTTACATTAACTGTAGTATCTGTTGAAAAAGTTGAAGAACTAATTGTTCCATAGATTGTTCCAGTAGTAGATCCTACTGCTTTAACTCTACGATTAGCATGGTAAATAGAAGTTACATCTATACCAGCAACAGTAAATGAAGTAGCACTAGCATAAGCTAATGTATGAGCTCCATCTCCATCACCATAAATTACCCATTGAGAATCATTATACCATTCTCTAGTATTAACCATTAATGCTCTAATAGCATTATTAAGTTGAGAAGGTAGCATCCCTTCTGCAACACTTATACCATTTAGATCTGAGTTATTTAAATTAGTTGTTGAATAGTCTTTTATACCTGCCATTTAGTCTCCCATAAACCAAGCATATGCTTTATTGTTTTCTTGATTCTTTTCATTAATAAGTGTGTTTATAGCTTCTTCAATTTGTCTTTGGAAAAACTCTTGAGTTTCAAAACTATATCTTACGTTATCAACGTCTGTTCTATCTGTCATCTTAATCCTGCTCTTGATGCAACCAGATCAATACCTTGAGCATCTGACCAAGCTACACCACTAGGTGTTTTAACATTAATTTTAACATATCTTCCAGATTGTCTTACTGGATTGATACCAGTTGAGTTCATAGATATTTCACTAGACTCAACAACACTATCAGCTAATCTATCTCTAGTTTTAATAGTAACTGAAGCTTGTGCATCTACTATTGGTCTAATAGATTGTATGTTACTTCTAAAACCAGGAAACAATTCAACTTCACTTGTTTCTAGTTCTCCTTGATTTGCAGTACCAGAAAAAATAGCTGCTTTGTATTCGTTATCTATTGCACCAAGTAATAATTGTCCACCTGACCAAAAATCTGTATCTAATGCTATATTAATCTGATCTAAGTTTTGAGATATAATATCCATTAGCTCAACTGTATAAGCTCCTACAAATTGAGAAAATATTGTACTAGCATTTGTATTTGCTAAAGACCATTTTTTAGTTGCATAGTTATAAATTAATATTCTATCGCAAATACCAGTTGTGTTAGTTGCATTATTAGAACTTGGATATAACCATAATGCTAACTGGTTAAATGGATCAACAGCAGCACAAACTCTATCTGCAAATGCTTTGTTTAAATCTGTATCAAAAAATCTGTTTACTTTTTCTGCACCAATAGAAATAACTTGATCTCCATTAATTTCAAAAAAACCATCATCAGCATAAAAGAATACACGTCTGTTATCCTGACATACTGTTCTACCATATACAGCTCCTCTATTAGGAGATATAACTGATAGTCTAAATACTGTTGCACCACCAACATAGTCCATTCGGATTATTTGGTTTTGTCTAAATACATAACCGATCTCTCCAGAAGTTATATGTACTATCTGTCCACCAGAACCTGGAAGGTCTTGTGAATCTGATTGTTTAGTACCAGGAGTCCATTCTGAAATATCGTTAATTCCTGACCATTGTATTGTGTTAGATCCTGTTGTCAAGTTACCAGTAACTAAAAAATCCCTAACTACACCTGAAACTCTAAAATTAGGAACACCTGATCCTAATGAAGATAAATCAGCAAAATTAGTAGATGTACCCATTAAAAAATATTGAGGTAAATCTACACCATTTGAAGCTATTACATAATTACCAAACTGAGTAAATGTCCAAAAGTCATCATTAGCTCCAGTTAAAGATCCTTTTCTAGAAGTAAATACACCACCATCTAATTGATAAATATCTGTATTAGTAGCTACAAAGTTATAAACATTGTTAGCATTATCTCTAAAAGATCCAGCTCCTCTTGAGTCTGTACCAATATCATTGGTAGAATAGTTTACCAATGAAGGAAATCTCTTATAAGAATTAAGAGCATAATAAACATTAGTTGCTACATTAGCACCAGGATTTAAATGTTCTGGTTGATCTGGTAGCCATTCTCCAAAAGGTATTTGCATAATTATTTTCTTCTATAAAAAGATAAATCAGTTCCAATATCTGTTCTTTGTACAACTGGTGCACCACCATAAGAATCTTGTTTGTCATTATTCTCAGCTCTTTCCATAGCAGCTGAATACATACCTAACCATTGTTGAGCTTGATTAGGCTCTATACCACCTAAGAAATTAGATGCATGATATAATGCTCCATATAAATAAATAGCAGGATGATTTAATAAAATATAATTAGTTGTATTGCTATCTGATAATTCATTAAAAGCTTTGTAGTATTGTAGATAGCCTGTGTATGATGTGTCTGGTTGTGG